CTCACCACCGCCATCGCCATCCTCGCCTCGATTATCGGCACGACTCTCGCTGTCGCGAAAAGCGCGGAAGTCCGGGTCCAGTTCTGCCAGGCCAGAAAGCAGCAGTTGCGTGACCGGATCTTCGAACTCGACCTCAAGGCGGTGAAAACCGAATCTGATCGGGCATTACGAAACTACCTCGAACAGCAACTACGCGAGCAGTGTTAGCCTACTAGACCCTTTAGTCACTGGTCCCCTTGGCACCAACTGTTTCCGAACTCTGGCAAGCGTTCGTATCCGAACGCTCGATCTCCCTCTGTCCTACTAGCCTCACCTCCGACTACACACAAGTCGGTAAGTGGCTAGATCGTTGCCCGGTACAAGATATTGGACAGGCCAGGAACGTAATGATCTGGGTGCTGGGAGAGAAGCCCATCCTATCCTCTCGCCGCGTAGCGATGTATACCAAAACAATGTTCCGCTGGGCGGCACAGGAGGATGTTGGTTACCTGGACAAAAATCCGCTAGCGAGTTTCAAAATGCCCAAAGCTCCTCAGCGGGACGAGGAAATTGTTGTGATTCCCCGAAACGAGGTAGGCCTAGTCCTCGCTGCGCTGGAGGCGAAACAGACATACCGTAATGTGAACTGGTCGTGGTACACCGAATTCATGCTTCAAACCGCAATGCGGACCGGCGAAGTACGTGCGGCGAGGTGGGAAGATATTAAGGACGGCAAGATTCTTGTGCATCAAAACTACACGCTTACGCATGGCCTCAAAAACAGCACGAAAACTAACAAGAAGCGTTGGGTGCCATTAAACCAGCGGTGCCAAGAGATTTTGGCCTCTCTTCCGCAAGAGAGTCAATTCATTTTCCCATGGGACAGACTTTCGTTTCAAAGCTACTTTCGCAAGAAGCTTAAGCCTCTGCATGATGCAGAGCTTATTTCACACGCCTACAGGCCATACGACTGTCGGCACACTGCAATTAGCCGATGGATTGAAAGTGGTATTCCCGTGCCACAAGTGGCTGCATGGGCAGGCAATACAAGCGAGATCATTTTCAAGCACTATTGCAACGTCACGCAAGACTATGAGATGCCCGTGCTTTGATCCGGCTATGATGCAGGCAGTTTCGCCTTTCCCATGGACTCCTTCAAGGACCAGTGGTATCAGCAACAAGCCGATCACATTGCAGATGCTCTGCAAGAGCTTCTCACTGACGATGATCCTTCCATTGCCATCAAAGGACTAAGCGATGCCATCGCTAGCTGGGAGGACTATCACGAAAAGGAGCTGGCTAAGTGGAAGCGCCTCAGGGCTCTTCTTTGTTGGGAGACTGGTAAGCAGTCTTGAGTTGGTATGTAATTCGCAGCTCTCCTCCAAGAGCTTTCACTGCCTCGCTAGCCTCTGCTGGTGGGGCGGTTTCTATGAGGATGGATGGCGCTATTGCGTGGGGTAACGGCGATATTTTTGATGATGGGAACAGCTCTTGCGCTTTGCGACGCAGCTCTTCCGCCACGACGCCCTTCTCTTCGTTCTCCCATTGTTCCACGAGAGAAGCCGTTTGCTTATCAACGGCTTCCATGACAATGCGTGTTTTCCATTCAGTCCAATCTGGCAGGCAATGAGCCATTAGCCGTTTGAACCATGGAGAGAAAGCAAGAGAGGGCCATCTTGTGACGGCCCAAAGCCCTGCTTCGTAGCAGAGAGCGTTGATCCAGCTTTCACGACTCACCGAGATTCCTGCCAAACCGAACAGAAAAGCTTACCCTGCTTGTACAACGGAAGGATTTTTTCGCGAAGATCAATATTTTTGAGCCTCAGACATCCATGGGAAGGAACAAGAGGCTGGTTAGGAGCCCATGCACCTGGCCAGCCATTTGCACTTCCACCTCCATGACAACAGATACCTGCCCTTCCATTGTTTCGCTCCTGACCCTCAAGGTCAATCATGTCAAAGGTGTACCAGCCATACGACATTAAGATGCGATCATATGCAGGCTTCTCCCCTACACGCTCGTAGTCTTTATAGACTTCTCCAAACAGGTAGACCCCAGGCGGAGTGTCGCTATTTCTGATGCGCCATTCAAAATCGCTGTATTGACCACGAGCAAGGCAAGGGATTTCCCATAGAAGTTTGCCTTCAAAAGAGAAGGCTTTCATGGTTTCCACTGCATCATTTACGACGAGGTGGTGATCACCAGGCTTGAAACCAAAATCGTGCGGACGCTTCTTGGGGCCAATCATTGTTTGTTTGGTTGTTTCAGGGGCATATTGTTTCATGAGCCTAGAAAGCTTTGCCGGATAGTCGGGATCTGTGGCGTAGCTTTGCTCTTTCAGCATGCGAGCTGCAGCATAACGATTGGGAGCATTGTTTACTCCCTTGAAATGCCGGTAGTCTTTATACCAGCGGGTGATGAGATATTCAATGCAAGCAGCAAGGCTTGGGAAGTCAATAAACCCAGCCTTAATTGTCACCCATTGTCCGTCGTAAAATTCTTGTGTGGTAGTCGTTGTGCCGTCGCCCTTTAATCCTGCGTAGTTATGAGTGCCAGATACGTGCTTTCCAAAGCCACTTTCTAGGCAGCATTGCGCTGCTACTAGCTCTGGGAAGCGAGCGCCATATCTCCGTGCAATGTTGTAGCACGAGTCCCAAAACGCCTGATTGGAAGCCGTCATGGCTTCAGTCCTTCACGCGAAACACTGCCTTAAGGCCGGTCAGCACCAGTTGCAGGATGTTGTTTTCCTTGTAAGGGGTGCGCTCAATAATTTGATCAAGAGCAGCAACGATGATGCCACCAATAACGAACCACTCTACGCCAGTCATGATTATTCTCCATGGGGAGCTTTCTTAAAGCCTAGCGTTTAATCTCCAGCGTGCGCACTCGGCCTTCTAGCTCTGCTACGTTTTCAGTTAGTGTTGCAAGCTTTTCAGTGATGCTTTCTATTTGCACCATTACTTTCGCTTGTTGATTACCCACTGTAATTAGCATGGCCCCCGTAGAAAGAAGCATGCCAGCCGTGATTGTGGCCACGAAATTGGCCATGCCTTCCTTGAATGATTCCATGGGAGAGTCCATCAAGTCTTTATGTTAGCCAACGCGCATTATTTGCTAAAGGGCAGTTAGATTATCTGCAGGACAATTTAAGAAGGCTATGCGGAAAGCGGAAGGTCCGAATGAGCTGCTTTATTCTCTCATTGAACTCCGCCCGTCAGACGCCAGAAGAAGGTTTAGGAAGAGCATTTTTGAAGACTATCCGCTACGTGGACCGTTAGGACAATGCGCCTGTGCTTACTGTGGGCGATGGGACGAAAAGCTCACCATTGATCATATTGTGCCCAAGAGCAAGGGCGGGCCGCATTTTGAAAGAGCTAATTTGGCTCCATCATGTTTTGCCTGTAACTCGTCAAAGTCCAACTCTGATTTGTGGACATGGTGGAACCAGCAAGAGTTTTGGTCATTTTCTCGCGCCAACATCCTGGCAATTTGGATGGATTGCTGCAGGTTTCTAGACCAAGACTCAAATCAGCCAAGGAGCGATTTTTGTTTCAACAAATACTCTGATGCCGCCTGAAGCAGAGCATGATTGTCTTTGAACATGCCTAAACCGGTATTGCAGTTTGCGCAAAGTAATCCTCTAACCTTCCCTGTTTCGTGGCAGTGATCAACCGCTACTTTCTTGGTCCTCACGCTTGAATCGGGATGGATTTCTAGCTGAGTTAGGCAAATGGCGCACTTACCATCCTGCTCTTGTTTCATAGCATTGAAGTCATCTAGAGAAATGCCGTAACGATATTTTAAGAAAGCGGCAGAGACGCAATGCCGACAACGAGATGCAAGTGTGCCCGTTTCCCATGATCCGTGGTACTCTTCAAATGGCAAGTGCTTTTTGCAAGTTGAGCAAATACGTTTGCCGGTCAACTCCTCTTGCCGCCTCCTTTCGTCAGCACGCTGAGCATCTCTTAACGCCTTTTTCTCTCCTTTGCCGGGCACGAACCATTCTGGAAAAGGCTCAATTTCCAAGGCTTGTTCTGGCGTGAGTCCACGCTTGATCCTGTTTGCAATCAACTGGGCGGGTTTTCCGTATTCCTCTGCCGCATCTTTTATATATCTATATTCCGTGCCTAATACTACGATTTTTGTTCCTGAAGCATTAGATTTAACCCTTTTCACTTGTCTTGGGACAATTTTTAACGATTCTTCTAAGGTCCATCCTTCATAAAGTCTTGACCTGACCGAAGCAGGCTTTTGTCCGTAGCTGCGAGCCGCTTCCGCGATATTCGGGTACACCTTGCCGTTGATTTCAACTGGAATCGCGTTGCATCCATATTCTCCTGCTTTTCTTGCTTCCATTGGAGGGTTGAAACTGGAACCAAATTCTAGCACATTGTCCTACATTCCGCCGTCAAAAGAAGAAGCCCCCATTTCTGGGGGCTTTTGTTATACAGAATGGCAAGCAGCTTAGGCTTGGTCTACTGGCGGGAATAACTCGCTAGGAGGATCATGCCTTACGCCTGGCATGGGGCAAAAGCCATCTTTACAGCTTCCTTCAATGGCGGCAAGGGCTTCTTTCTCCTCGTCCATTTCAAGAGCATGGATGAGCGTATTGAGATACCACTTAGCTTTCTTGAGATCTTCCAAGCCGTTCTTCTTTTCGTAGCGCCACAAGTATTTTTGGCAATTGCCTTTTAGGAAGCCACGAAAAGCTTCAGGAGACATGCTTGCCTCCATTGCTTCAATGCATTCAACGCCTCCGCTGGTGTAGTAGGAGGGATTGGTTGCGTCAGAGACGGGGGACGGTTCAAAAGGCATTGCCATTTTCCTCAAAGGCTTGGAAGGCTTCTTCAAACAATGGACGAGCGAGCTGCGCCATAGCTTGCGCATAGGCTTGAATTTCGCTTTGAGCATCGGGCTTGTCCCGAAGCGAAAGAAAATGCAGCAGAGCCTGGAGGCTGCATGTCCAAGTGAAAGTGGTCATGGTGCTCATGGGCAGGATACCACGAGCCTGCTCCTTGCTCACTCCTAGCGTCAGGAGCGCCTTGTAAGCATGCTTTGCGTTCTCTAGGGCCTTGGCATATTCAATCATTGCCACTTGATTCATGGAGGGCTCTAGAGGGCCAGCAGAGGCTTGCTTGTTGCTTGCGCTTTGGTAGCGAAAGCCTCGTGGCATGTAGAACTGCTCTTCGTCCGCTTCGCAATAGCGAAAGCTCTTTTCGTTCCAGCCAAGCTGGTCATTGGCGAATGTACCACCAATAACATGCTTCCACCATTGCCTTGCCACAAACAGCGGAGCTTTCACTTGCCATTTTGTGACGCAGCCACGAAACGGGCTGGTATGTTGGTGTTTAACAAGATAGTTAAGAAGCTTTTGATCCTTCTCAGACCATTCCACAGAGGCTTGGTCGAAAGATTGCCTTGCATCACAAACGATGTCAAGCGAGCTTCCCATCCAATCGACAAGCCGCACAAAGCTAAGACCGTCACAGAGGGGATCAATGGTTTGCAGAGAGGAAGTCATGAACTAGGAGGAAAGGGCGAAGCCTTTGCAGGCCAATCATAGTCGCTACTTTCGTCTCCCTATGCCAGATGATCCGGGCCTTCGTCCGTCCATTGTCCTTGACAATGGCTTCAATGGTGCCAAGCAAACTTGTGGCCATCCAGCCAGCGTCCGTACATTGTACGTACACGACGGTTTGCCCAACTTCCCAAGTGTGGGACTTTGGCGTGGTGGGGAGCTTGCGGAAAGAAGCCGTACCAAGCTTTTCGGCTTTCCTTCCATTGTCCACTGAGTAAACAAACTGCTTGCCTTTTCTCTGCATAGCTAGGCTAGATGAACCTTGCAATGAAAAAGTCGATGCTGTTCTCAGTTCCATTGGAGCTAAACTACAACGGACGAAACTATTTTGCTGCTATGGGGCCTTTTGAGCGGAGCATGGAAAGGGACTTTGCCCTTGTTGCCCAAAAGAAGGCTTTGCAGGAATGTAATGACATTAACAAGCTGCGGGAAGTGGCTTGCATGATGACAGAAGGCTGGTCAAATATGCAGGAGGCCGTGGCTGCGCTAGTCAAGGAGAATCTTGAGCTGCGTCAAGCCATGCAAATGCAACAAGCCGATCTTGAAGCTGCTGATCAACTGCTGGGAGAAGCAGGCGAAGCCATTAAGAGCTTTGTAGACAAGCAGCAATCTTCTCAAGCCAAAAGGTTTCCTTGGCCATTTTCGCGCTGAGAAGAAACACTTTCCATCCACAAGATTGGGCAAGGTTGTATTTGCGGCAATCTCGCTCGTAGCCCGAGCCAGTTACATGCCTGCCGCGACTGTAAACTCCCCCTTGAATCTCAATGATGGTTTTCGATGGGAGGTGAACGAAGTCTGCTCTGTAGCGTTTTGAACGCTTGCTTTTTGCATAGCGCTCTTGAAAATCAGCTTCCCAAGCTTCAACGTCACTGAATTCCCTAATTAATGGGAGGTCGGGACAATGTGCTTGCCAAAGGCCGAGAAACTGATCTTCGAGAGCACTCACAAGCTATACAGCAGCAAAGGCCACTTTAGCTCCTTGATCTTGGTACTTGCCATCGCCATAGGCGCTAGCAACGTCACTATCAAGCTGGTAGAAAGTGATTTGCACTATCCCCTCATTAGCGTAGATGCGAGCTGGAAAAGCCAAGGGATTGACAATACAAATAGTGAGAAAGCCAGACCAGCCAGGCTCAATTGGCGTAACGTTAATGATGGTGCCTTGACGAGCATACGTTGATTTCCCATCCGTGATGCCCATCACATTGTTAGGCATCGAGATGCGTTCAAGGCTAACGCCAAGAGCGTATGAATGCGGGGGAAGCACAAAGAAACTAGAACCAAGCTCGTTGATAAGCTTAGCCTCATACATCATGCTCGTATCAAAGCGCTTCACATCCAAAGGCTCTGGCATGGCAATGCTTTGATTGATGGCATTATCAATGACCATGAAGCCGCTAGGCGACAGACGAATGTCATAGCCAGCGTGAGAAAGGCCATAAGACAATGCTTTGGCACCATTGTCAAGCTCCCTACATTTCTCACCAATGAAAGGGAAAATAATGTCGTTTTCAGCAAGCTTGCTGATTTCTTTGTCTGAGAGGAGCATGAAAGAAAAGGGGCGTTGCCGCCCCTAGAAGAAACAACGATGGGAGAAGCTCAGAAGAGGTCGTCGCTGGACGAAGAGGAGACGCTGCTGCTTTCGCCGTTCTGCCAGAACGAAGAGTAAGCCTTAGGGCTGTTCTCCATTTTGTTGACAGTCACTTGCCCTTTGAAATGGGGAGCAGTGTCTTTGTCGCGCTTGTCGTTGTTCCACAGTGCCACACGGAAGGAATAGTTTCCTTGGGCATTGGGACCAGCCTTTTTGGCTGCGTTGAGGATGTCCGGCGTGAGATCAACAGTGCCGGAGAAGATAGGGGCGTTGCCAGCGGGCATGTAGTGTTCCTAGGTAAGGAGAGTGGTCGGCCCTGGAGGGGCTTTAGAAGCTTAGCAGCAATGGGCGAGGCGTCAAGCTCCTCGGTCCATGGAAATGATTAAAGGGCGTCCCCCTGGATAGTGCTCAGCAAAGAACTGTTCAGTCTTTTGCCACATCACACTGCCCTGCATGGCAAGCTCTGAAGGATCAAGACTTACCACCTGCGCCTCTTGGCTATGGCCTGTGTCTGGGTCGTGGATGGCGATGGCACAATGTGCCTCTCCAATTTCAATGCCATACATCTGCTCAATGGCTTGAGCGTAGGCACCAAGCTGCATGCGATAGTCGCCAAGCTGCGTGTCGGGCTTTTCTTTGTAGCTGGTTTTCCAATCGAGGAGAGCAACGTTTCCGTTGGCCATAGTGGCAAGCATGTCAAAGGTGCCTGAGTAGCCAATCTGGCGATCAGCATCAAAGCAAGCAATGGCGCTCTCCACAAGGAGAGGACTGGCGACGCCCGTTAAGAAATGGGCAATGCTTTCAAAGTATGGAACGAACTGAGGCGTGGAGTCAAGATGACAGTTGATGTCTTCGCCGTTCCAAAAATCCTCAAGCACGCCATGCAGCCAGTTGCCACGCTCCACGGCAGAGCGCGTGCGTCTGTTTGCTTCAGCATCGCCCACCTTCTTGCGCCAGTTCATCAGTGCAGCAATCTTGCCAGGAGGAGAGCAAGAGCTGGCGATGGTCGTAACGGAGGGCAGCGTTAAACCATCTTCAACATTAGGGAAACCATCAAGAACATAAAAGCGTTTCTTGTTAATTTGCAGACGGTTTGGTTCGTAGCGTTGGAGAGAAGGCATTAGGAGAGCATCAAGACATAAATCAAGACAAGCCATCGGCTCTACTTACTGCATCTTTGTGCTCATCAATGTACGCCTGAAATCCATTGATGATTGACGATTGATAAAAGCCGCATGCCATTAAATAAGCAGCAAAATCTTCAATGAGATCATCAGCTACTTGGCTATAGCTCACCACTTTAATTGAGAGGTGGGGATTGCCATAGCGATCGTTGTAAGCATGTTTCCATTCGTGGGCGAAGTCGCTCACTAATTTGTTGTCAGCCATGGGGAGTCAGAAAGAGGAGAGTCGTTTTCGTCAGCGCAAACAATACCAGCAAAGGCCCGCGCTAGGCGGGCCGCTGCTAGGTCTATTGCTTTTTTGCTACAAAAGCCTTCATAGCTTCAGCCATATCTTCCGCTGAAGAGCAAGCACGCACCAAGTCAATCTCCTTGGTCATGTCGGCTTTCGTAATCTTGAGCTGTTCTTGCTTGGTCCAAACTGACATCATGGCTGCTGCCACGTTGCCGAACTGCTGCCAGTTCTTCACCTCCGTGGCGCGAGACAGGCCAATGGAATCAAGAGCAGCCTTGCCAAGAGCCATGCTGGCACGTTCATCAGCAAGGCTAAAAGGATTGGCTTTGCAGATGGTGGTCAGAGCGGCTTTAGGGTCAAAGGCTTCATCGTTGGCCCCTGCCGTAGCGGCGGGAGCAGCCCCTTCTCCTCCAGTAGCTTCAGCAGGAGGCTTAGCTCCCGCTGGCGCCTTGCTTGTCCGCGCAGCTTGCTTCGGAGCTTCCTGTTGTAGCGGGAGT